TTACTATCTTCGTCTTTACAATTAAATCCTATAACACCACATTCAGTATAATGATCTCTACCATAAAAAGTAATAAACTTATCATCTGGAATAAAAGTATCCATAAAATTATTTGGTATCTCTTTCATAAAGATATTATCTGCGTCTAACCACATAAACTTTTTACCTAGTTTACTTGCATGGTATTGTGCGAATACTTTATGTGAAAATCTTACTGCGTTTTGTAAGAAGTCACTGTCATCATTCCATACTTTGTCTTTATGTCTTTCTTTAAACGCAACTAGTTCTGGCATCTCTTTTAGTATATTTACATAAGTTATACCAGCGTAATTAGGATATTGATAATCTTCTTCTACATAACAAATCATTTTGATTGTTTGTTTTGTTTCAGCATATGTTTGTAAAAACTTATATGCGTAATCATCATACAATCTTTTATTAAATGTAGTGATGAAGAATTTATCTTCGTCTGTCCAGATTAACTTTTCCATCTTCTCAAATCTTCTTTTATCATATCTCTAACTAATGTTTCTAGTGTATGTTTAGGTCGCCACAATAACTTTTCTTTTGCTTTTGTACTATCACCAACAAGTAAATCTACTTCTGCTGGTCTAAAAAATTTAGGATTTGTTTTAATTATATGTTCTCTAGTATGTACATCTATTACTTCATGTCCATTAAATTCATAAGCTATTTGTAGTTCATCTAAACATCTTACTATAAAATCTTTTATTTGAATTGTCTTACCTGTTGATATAACAAAATCTTCTGGTTCATCTTGTTGTAGCATTAACCACATCGCTTCAACATAATCTTCAGCGTGACCCCAATCTCTATATGATTCTATATTACCTAATTCTAATACTTTACCATTCTTTGTATATTCTACTAAACCTTTTGTAATTTTTCTAGTGACAAATTCTTCACCTCTCATTGGACTTTCGTGGTTAAATAAAATACCACTACAAGCAAAGAGACCATAACTCTCTCTATAATTTTGTGTTAAGTAATGTGAATATGCTTTAGCAACTCCGTATGGACTACGAGGGTGAAATCTTGTTGTTTCTTTTTGTGGTGTTTCTTGTACCTTACCAAACATCTCTGATGTTGAAGCTTGATAGAATTTTATTTTAGGAAACTTATTTCTTATTACTTCTAATATGTTTAGTACACCTAGAGAGTTTGTTATAGTAGTGACTTGTGGTTGTTCAAATGATAAACCTACAAATGATTGTGCTGCCAGATTATAAAATTCATCTGGTTGTACTTTTTCAATAACTTTCTCTATATTGTATGGTTCGCCTAAATCTATATCCACAAACTCAATCTTGTCTGTAATACCTAGTTCATCTAAACGCCAATATCTATTACCTGTATTACGCCTCTGAGCGCCGTATACCTTGTATCCTTTATCAAGTAGTAGTTTCGCTAGATAACCACCGTCTTGTCCTGTCACTCCTGTTATAATCGCCTTTTTCATTTGATCCTTGTCATATCACCTAGTTTATCTAAACTACTTATATTAGTTTCAAAAACACAATCAACTAAATCATATCCATATACTCTGGCATATAGTAGTCTTTTGTTTCCGTACTTAATTAAATTGTCATTTACTATCAATGGCCATACCATACCATCTTTCTCAATTCTTTCTACAAGCTTTTCATAACCTAATGCATCTATAACACTATGTCCGTATGCTAGGTCATTTACATTAACCGATTGTGTAGTATAACCTTTAATTGTTTTATTTGCTTTTAGAATTTTCATAACCAACTTTTGCTACATAATAACTATCTACTATATCTGATACAGGATTACCTATCTTTGTTGTATCAAATATCTTTTTTAAATCGGTATTAGTTTCTTTACTAAACGATTCATACATTAATTCTTTATCGGCGTTTCCTTTTCCAGATGCGCCTTTCTTAACTACACTTGGTACAACTGTATCATAATCTATATCCATTGTCTGTAATTTATATTTAAGTATACCACAGTTCTCAGCAATTTGAAATACTGCTTGACCTTTAGAGCCAAACGAGTAGCCTTCAATGAAAACTTTTAAGTGTGAATTTATTGTTTGATTAATTGTGTCAAATGTCCAATCAGATATTTGACTAAATCTACGAATAGGTGTATCGTATTCCATATGTTCAAAACCAAAAATATTATAACTCATTTTACCAATATATTTTTTCTTGTTTGTCAAATAGAAAAATTTACTATTCTCAAATACAAAATCATTTGTTATACAAATTGCTGGACTTGTTAAACTATAATCAATTCCAACTATCGTCTTCAGATTCGTTTGTCCAGATTGTTTCTTCTCCATCATCACTAGTCACTTCCTCTACTTCGTGTCCACAGAATGGACAAGTCAATGGCTCAAGGTCTTGTACCTCAATGTCCCATTGTATAGAGTATTTAGTTTCGCAGCTAGAACAGGTCTTTTGTCTTGTTTCAATCATTATAATTTAAATTTTTTAAACTGGTCTTTTTTCACATCTTGGTTGATACCACCAATAACATATGATTCAATCTCTGTTTCTTGTGGTGCGTTTTGTGAGCTTCTACTATTTAACCAATGGTCTGTCCATGGTAATGGATTAGTCTTTTGGTCATAAGCAGGTTTTAAACCAATTGCTTTCATTCTTCTATTAGCTGTGTATTCTACGAATTGATGTAATAACTTTTCTGATAGTCCTATCATAGAACCTTGAGAAAATAGATAAGTTGCCCATCTTTTTTCTTCTCCTACTGCGTCATCATACATTGTATAAACTTCTTTTTCAGTATCTTTAATTACTTTGTCCATTACTTTATCTTTTTCAATATCTCTATAATTGTTTATTATTCTTTGAGATATGGCCAAATGTTGACTTTCATCTCTAGCAATAAAAGATATAATTTTTGCTGAACCTTCTAATAGTTTTAATTCACCAAAAGCAAAACTACAAGCAAATGATACATAAAATCTTAAACCCTCTAATATATTTACAGTCACTAAAGCTTTCCATAACTTTTTCTTTAATTCATACTCGTCAACTTTAGTTCTATCTAAATGCCATCTGTGACCTATCGCAATTAAATCATCATAATTTTTTGTGACTGATTGTGCTCTCTTTTCTATCTTCTCGTCTTTGAGAATAGTATCAAATACATCACTTGGATTAGAATATAAGTTCTTAATGATGTATGTATAAGACCTACTATGGATTGTTTCCATAAAGTCCCAAGTCACTATACAACCCTCTAATTCTGGTAATGATACAAATGGTAAGAATGCCAAACATGGACCACGACCTTGTACACTATCTAACATAGTTTGATATTTTAAATTAGATGTAAAGATTGATTTCTGTTCTGGTCTTAATTCTTGGTAATCGTTTCTATCTTTTTGTAAAGATACTTCTTCAGGTCTCCAAAAGAAACCAAGTTGTTGTTGAGTTAGTTTATCAAAGATAGGATACTTCATTGAATCATATCTTTGTACAGCCAAGTCCTCTCCAAAGAACATTGGTTGCTTTAAAAAACTGACATCTTTACTTTTGTTGAATACTGATCTAGCCATAGCGTTTTATTTATACTTCCTTAGATTGTACAAGAATCACAGTTCTCTGGATCCTCATCTTCGTTGCCCGGTCCTTCTGGTACATTATCTGTGAAACCTATTGGGTGTGCAGGCTCGTCAATATCTTTTTTACTATCATATGTATTTTGATAATAAGATGTTTTCCAACCTAATCTATATGTCGTTAATAAATCTTGTGCCATTTGTGATAATGGTACTTGGTTGTCTTCAAAGTGTTCAGGATTGTATGACCAATTACCACTTATTGCTTGGTCAAAATACTTTTGCATTACTGCTACTACATTGATATAACCCTCGTTTGATTTCATATCCCATAGTAAAGTATAGTTATTTTTTAATTTCTTATAGTCTGGTACCACTTGTTTCAATGGACCTTTTTTAGATTTCTTAATACTTAAATAATCTCTAGGTGGTTCAATACCGTTAGTAGCATTTGAAACCACACTAGAAGATTCAGATGGCATTTGAGCAGAGAGTGTGCTATGTCTTAATCCATGCTCTTTAATTTCTTTCCTTAACCACTCCCAATCATAAGTTAGACTTCTGGTCACAACCTCGTCTACCTCTTTCTTGTAAGTGTCTATTGGTAAGATACCATCTGAATATTTTGTTCTATTAAAGTATTCACAAGCGCCTTTTTCTTTAGCCAAAATATTACTTGCCTTTAATAGATAATATTGAAATGCTTCAGTAAGTTTATCAACTTGTTTCCAACCCATCTTTTGTTCATATGAATAACCTTTTTTAGCTAGATAGTGAGCAAGACCAATATAACCTATACCTAAACTTCTTCTAGCTTTTGTACTAATCTCTGCTGCTTTAACTGGATACTTTTGATGGTCAATAATTTCATCTAAACCTCTAACTGCTAGTTCGCATAGTTCTTCTAGTTCATCTCTTTTATCCACTGTACCTACATTGATAGCAGATAGAATACATAAAGCAATCTCGCCTTCTCCGTCAATGTGTTGAATAGGATCTGTTGGTAAAGTTATCTCTTGGCATAAATTTGACATTCTAATTATATCTTTAAATGATGAGTGAGTATTACAGTGGTCTATATTCATAATATAAATTCTACCTGTTTCTGCTCTTTCTTTTAGTATGTCAAAAAATAATCCTTGTGCTGCTATCTTTCTTTTCTTTACACTAATTTTTCTTTCTGCTTTTAAGTACAGATCATCAAACTCTGGTGTACCCCAAGCTTCATATAGCTCTGGTACTTCGTGTGGTGAGAATAAAGTTATTTCTTCTTCGTTGATAAATCTTTCATAAAATAGTTTTGAAATTTGTATAGAGTAATCTAATTTTCTAACTCTATTATCTTCACTACCTTTGTTGTTCTTTAAAACAATAATGTCTTCTATCTCTTGGTGCCAAATAGGGAAGTGAACAGTAGCCGAACCACCTCGTACTCCATTTTGAGTACAGCACTTGACTGTTGCTTCAAACTTTTTAAGGAAAGGAATAACGCCGGTGTGTTGTACTTCACCTCCTCGTATCCTCGCATTGATACCTCGTATTCTACCAGCATTAATACCAATGCCAGCCCTTTGCGCAACATACCTTCCAATAGCCATATCACTAGAAAAAATGCTAGGTAAAGTATCATCAGTATCAACGAGAACACAACTTGCATACTGTTTAAGAGGAGTTCTGACACCCGCCATAACTGGTGTTGGAATATTGATTTTAAATTGTGAAATTGCGTCATAGTATTTTTTAACATAAGTCATTCTCTTTTCTTTTGGATAGTTCATAAAGACAGATGCGGCAATCATCATATACATAAATTGTGGTGTTTCATGTATCTCGCCATTACTTCTATCTTGTACTAGGTACTTGTCAATTACTTGTCTTAAACCAGCGTATGTGAAAGTGTAATCTCTCTCGTGGTTTAACCAGTTTTCCATTCTATCAAAATCTTTCTTTTGATATTTTTCTATTAGTTCTTTGTCGTATAATTTTTTCTCAACAGCTGAAGTCACATGGCTAAACAAATGTGGGTGGTCCCAAAGTTTACCAATAACTTTTTTTCTTAAACTATAAAGTAATAGTCTTGCCGCAACATATTGATAGTTTGGATTATCTAAATCAATTAAGTCTGCTGCTGATTTGATAAGGATTTGTTGAATATCATCTGTTGTAATATTATCTATAAATTGAAGACCGCTTTTCATCTCCACCTGAGATGATGAAACACCTGATATACCTTCAACAGCATACTCTACCATCTCGTGTATTTTCTCAATGTTCAATGGCTCTTTGCCTCGTTCACCTCTTTTTATTACATTTATATTCTCGGCCATTGGTCTCCTATATCTTTTTATATTCGTTAAGTTTTGTTAATGCGGATAGTTTTGAAAATGTGTTAGTATGTATAATATCAGATAACTTCGTCTTTGTCAACCCTGCTATAATCATATCGTTAATGTCTTTATGTCGCATATCTTCTGGCCACACTACCAAGTTGTAATCTTTTTCAACAACATCATACATACGCTTTATAATTTCTTTGTTTCTTGGTTCGTTGTCAAATATATATGTGACTTCTTCATTCTTAATTTTGTTTTTTAAAACTAAATCTGCGCCAGCAGCAGCCAGACAATTATCAACAAATAAACTATCAATCGGACCTTCAACGATATATACCTGTCTTTGAAAATTGACTCTTTCCAAACCATAAACTTTTTGTTTGTTTTCATCTAATTTTACCGTTAGATACTTTGGTTGTTCTTTGCCAAAAGCACGACCTTGGAAAGCAAATATTTTTCCTGTAGTGTCGTAAAAGGGTATAACTAATCTTGGGTGATCTTGTTTAGTATTAAAAGTCTTAGGTTTAACTTTGTTTACTAACTCACCAAATTTATCACAGAAGTATAACTTATCAAAAAATTCAACAGGTATCTTTCTGTTGATACAATATTTTTTGGCTGGGTGTTCATCATCTAATTTCGTAATACTTTTCAAATCAGTTATAATATTAGTTTCTTCAAACACAGGTTTGAAGTCAAACATATCGGGCTTCGGTGTCGCTGGAGCCGACTTCTTATATCTTTCTAATAGATATTCAGAATACATTTTTGGATCAATTGACTTGATAAAATTTGCCAAGTTTTGACCCTGGCCACAATTGTGGCACTTAAAGAACATATCATTTTTTACTCTATACAAATATGCTCTAGATTTTAATTTTGATTTTTTCGAATCACCACAGTGTGGACAACGAAAATTAAACAAGTAGTCATTCTTTTGTTTGAATTGACTTAGCCTGCTTTTTAGATTGGATATAAATTTTAGATCAATATAACTGGACATAACACAAATACTAATATACCATACTTATGTAAAAAAGTCAACCCTAATTTGAGGCCATCATATGTACTATTGGCATAAAGTTCTTTGATAGTATCCACCCTAGGACTATCGCACCACCCATTATAAGCCATTTATATCGCTCTAGCATGCCAACTCTACCACCTATATCTATCTTTAAACCTTTGATTTCAATGAGTAGTCTTTTCTCGCTTGTTTCTATATCTCTCTTTAATTCTCTATAAACATCAGATATTTCATCTGCTCTATCTTTGAGTTTATCAAAAATAACTTCGTCTATCTTTTCTTGTCTTGTAATTTTTTCTTCGTGTACAGCTAACATAGATTTAATAGATGAAGATACATCTGTTAACTTATCAATGGCAGTATCTATTCTACCATTAATATTGTTTACATTCTCAATATCTTTTCTTAATGATTCTATATCTACTTTAATTTCTGTTGTATCTGCCATAGTGTTTGTTCCTGTTTTGTTTCATAATATAATCTACCGTTAAGGCGTGTATAATATAGTCTAGTCGTATCGGATTTTGTGCATAGAAAGCACCATCTTATAAATTGACTACCTTATTATTTATTTTTATGAAAAAGTCTATATAACTAAGCGACCCATTGATGTCGTTGTAGTGTATTTAGTCTTTGTAGCTTCCAAAGCTTTATAAAAGTTCTCCTTCTTCTTCGTAATTTTTGTTTCTTAATTTTAATCCAGCGTAAATTGAGTAAATATAATTTTCGTTTTTTAGTATTTCGTATTATCCTTTTTGCTATTAGCTTTAACTTCTTTTGTTGAAGTAGTGTCATAACCCTCCGTCTATGTTGATTGAAATGTAAAAATCTTAATTAGTTCTTCCTTTCCTTTAACTTTGATTGTACCAATACTTTTTGTCTTAAATGTATCTGGTAATTGTTCTTGTGTATAAGATGACCATATAGTCTTGTTGTCTATATGATCGTGTCTTCCAGCCGTTGCTTCTAATCTTGCCGCTAAATTAACAGCGTCACCAACAACTGAATAGTCAAGTCTTGTTTTAGAACCCATATTACCAACAATTGCTATTCCTGTGTTAACACCTGTTCCAACATTAATGTCTGGTAATCCTCGTTCTTTGTAAATTGTTTTTAGTTCTTTAACTTTTTCTTCTATCTCTTTAGCAGACTTAACAGCCATCTCTGCGTGGTTGTCCATATCTAAAGGAGCACCAAATATTCCCATTACACAATCTCCCATAAATTTATCTATCATTCCACCATTGTTTAATATTATCATACTAATCTCATTTAGAAATTCGTTTATTAATTCAACTAATCCTTCTGGGTCGTCTTTGTTTTTATAGTATTCAGATATAGGTGTGAATCCTACAATGTCTATGAATATATACGACATCTGTTTTCTAACACCACCAAGTTTTAATTTCTCAGGATTCTTTACAAGTATAGCAACTTGTCTTGGATCTAAATATTTCTCAAACTGTTTTCGTATTTGTTGCTTTAATTTAAACTCTAAAATAAATCTATTGAATATGCTATGAAATCCTACTATCGTAAATACAATTATAATCCAACTTACATCTACAAGCATTAAGTGTTTTGTAAAGAAGTAATAACTTAACCATACAGCTATTACATACCAAGATAATAGTTTTAAACCAATCGCCCAATATGGCGCAAATCTTGCCATCAATATAATTACTAAACCTAATACGAAAGATATAGCTAGTTCAGCTAGAAAACTAATATCTATTCTCTTTATGTTCTTTCCATCTAATACTGTATCTAATGTTGACGCTGTAAGTTCGTATGCGTATCTTTCACCCACTGGTGTTGCTATAATACCACTTAATCCTTCAGCGTTCATACCTATGATAACTGTCTTACCCTCTAAAGTAATTTCGTTAGTATCTAAATCTGCTATTGATATTGTAGGATAACTTTTGTTCCATCTTAACCATATTCTACTATTCGCATCTGTTTCTATCTTATTGAAACCTGGCACTCTTAATGCTATGATACCAGCGTCACCTGACTTAACTTGATAACTAGGTGCGCCTACAGCAACTCTAATAACTTCTATTGCCATAGCTGGATAAATGTCTTCACCTATTTTCATAAGTAAAGGTATTCTTCTAACTACTCCATCTACTTCTGGTATTGTATTTGCTACACCAACACCACTAGCGTTATGAAACTTCTCTATTGGTCCTAACATTCCACCCCATTCAAATAAGAAAGGTAGTGGGTCATTGATTTTGGCAACGCCTCTAGGTACAGAGTTTTTATTGATTTGATTTGTTCCTGTTTGTGATATTATTATACCATGTTCTAGTACACTTGTCAATGCGTCATCACCACCAAGTCTATCTGGCTCACTAAACAGTATAGGTAATACTATAACACCAGCGCCTTGTTCTCTTAATTGCACTATTACATTAGCAAGTACATCTCTTTTCCAAGGCCATTGTCCATACTTCTCTATGGCCTTTTCATCAATAGATACTATTGCTATATTTTGTGAAATCTCTTTTTGTTCTGATTGAAGTAGTAAGTCAAACCCTTTTAGTCTTAATATCTCTTTTACTTGTGGGTCTTTAAAACCTATAAATGTAAGAACAAATAAAGTTATAAAAGCAATTGTCCAGTGCGTGAATATTTTACTTATCATCTGCCTCTGGTTTTCTTTTTATACCATCACACTTCTCTCTCACTTCAGCAAACTGGTCGGGTAATTCTAAATTTTTATAACGAGAACACATTTTTAACATTTCTAATTGTTGTCTTATTAATGCGTTTTCATTAAACACTTTTCTATATTCTTTTGAACAAGTGGTAGTCAATGGTATTCTTAATCTTACACCTATTGTTCCTCTATCATCTTCATATCCACTACCAGATGTACCTGTACCTGTATTATCTTGTTTAGAATATTCCATGTAAGGTTCTAAAGTAGGTCCTTGACAATGATTGTCATTTGATAAGTAATCGTTTCTTGCGTCAGCAGGTCTTATTGAAATAGCAAATAAAATAAGCAACGCTAATAACAGATATGTAAATCTATTTGGTGCCATCCGAAGTACCTCCATGTTAGTAGTCTCCAGTGACTTCTCGTTTAAAGTCTTTTAAATCGTATTTTAAATCTTCAACAGTATTTGACATTTTGTAATAACTGTCATTTAATGCCTCTACTTTTGCTCTAGCACTAGATATTTCTGATTTCGTACTTGTCATTTCTCGGAAAAATTCTTCTCTTCCTTCTGTATATGCTCTATTTAAATTCTTTACTTCTATTGTAAATCTTTCATCAATAGCTGCTACCGTATTTGTCATTTCTCTTAATTGTAGAGTGTGTTGTTCAATTGTGTTGTTTAGTTTTATGATTGTGTTGATACCTGTATATAGCGTACCTAAAACAGCAGCTAATATTGGTACCCATGTGATAAGTTTTTTGATTTCCATAGTTTCTCCTTAATTCTGTGTGACTGTAGCTGAACAACTAGCAGATACACAGTTTTGTTCCAAATAGTAGTTTTGATCTGTACTACTATCTTGTGTTAATGTTATTGATGTATTGTTTCCACTCAAATTAATGTGGGCGTCATGGCTACCTGATCCGTCTTGTGTTATGTCTAGTGTATGACTATCAGTTAGTATTATATTTAGATAGTGATCGCCTGTACCTTTTTGATCTACTTGAACATTATTACTATTATCTACATCTAAAAATAGTAT